TATTGTTACCGGAGATGTTACCATTAGCACTGATATTCCCACCGGCAATGTTGCCAGAAGATGGTTCAACAGTAGCATAGTTTACATATTTTATGGTACCATCATAGGTCATTATACTCATGGCACCATTAGAGGTGATATCTTGTGAGACTGTTGGGGCCGGTACGGCTGCGAATGTGCCATTACCAGTCAATACATTACTTACGTTACCATCTAAGTTGATTGTTGCGATGTTACCAACTGTTGGTACAGTTGGAATAGCGACATATGTGCCATTACCAGTCAATACATTACTTACGTTACCATCTAAGTTGATTGATGTAATGTTACCAATATTGTTTGCTGTGATATTGCCGGGAGCAATAATTTCACCGTATGTTGGTAGCGTTAATGTATTATTAGCAAATGTAAGATTAGTTTGAACAGTGTTATTATTAGTTTGATTGGCTGACTCATTATATTTAGATATTACAAATGTTCCACCAGTCCCTTCAGATACAGTAATCACATCACCATTAACATAGCCCGTGCCTGGGTTTACTACACCGACACTTGTTAATTGGTTACTCAGTCCATAGCCTATGCCTACAGTCATTCCTGTGCCTGAACCACCAGTAGTTGCCTTCAAACTGCTTCCGGTGTCATATCCACTACCAGCAGTAGCAATAGTACAGATGTTAAAGACAGCGGGTGCTGATAGAACAATTGAAGTATCATTAATCAAACTACCCGGAACTGTTAAGTTACCATCTACGCCAAAGGCCCATGTATTAGCATTGGCTGTGATGTTGACACTAGTATTAGCAGTTTCACTTATTTGGCTACCTTGAGGCAATGTTAATATACCATCTGTGCCAAATGTCCAGGTTTTAGAATCGTTTAGAGAATTTGCAACTATTTGTGCATTGCCAGTACCGGCTGCAAGTTGAACATTTCCAGACGGAGCATAAAATGCAGAAACATTGGCATCACTACTTATAGAAAGATTATCAAAATTTATTCGACCAGCGGTTGGTAATGTCATGGTGCCATCCACACCCCAAAGCCACTCTTTGAATTGTGGATTACTATTACCGTCAAGATAGCCAATGTCTAAGACAGCACTGTTTTGTGCTACAAAGAAGTTTGAATAGGTAGCCATATTTGGGGCTACGTTTGCATTGGCGTTTTGCCACATCAACTGTGAATATTGGTCACTCTGCATAGTGATACTTTGACTAGCTGGTGCCAAGATTATATCGCCTGGGAATCGTGTAGTACCATTTTCATCAAATTGCCAAATCTTTGAAGTTGCAACATCACCTGAATTAGATTGTGCTGTTAATATTGCCTTGGCAAGATTGCCTCCACCACCTCTAGTAACAGCAACAGCCGCATACTGACTTGCCGCATCAGGATCTACAGTCCACGCCAGTGCCGCAGAACCACTATTACCTTGAGCTTGAACGCTAAATGCCTTCCCAGTGTCTGCAATAATCCTAGGAAACTCAATATTGCCTCCGCTGTAATCAATAGATATGTTAGTTGGCAATGTTGTAGTACCATCTGTGCCAAAGTTCCAAGTATATGGTGTTCCGGCATTAGCTTGTATAGAAACATTACCATCAACGTTAACAGTGACATTAGCAAATTCATCGGTTCCAAGAATAACAGTTTCACCGTTTCCAGCAATGTGAATGTCTGGGCCACCGGTTAAATAGATATCCAAATAAGCACTACTATTAGCAGAATCAGGTTGTAACTTTAAGTTGCTAGTACCTATAACAATGTTGTCATCAAATGTCACATTGCCTGTATTACCGCCTCCACCGATTGATACTTGTGTACCGTTAGCATAGTTGACACTGAATGTATTGCCTGGCAATACTAAGTTACCATCAACATTGAACTGCCAAATATTTGCGTTGCCTATACCGCCTGTTCTGATGTGTATATCACCTGCATTTGCGCTAGGTGCGTTCACATACAATGCTGAAATTAATGATGTGTTTGCTACATCATCACTCCAGTTGATAAATGTTGTGACATTGGCGCCTTGCGTTGCTACGCCAAAATTTGTGTTGCTAGCAAGTATCGCTTCTGAACCATATTGTAAACCTATAGCAACATTACCACTTGGCAATGTCAATAACCCATCTGTACCAAAAATCCACTGTGCTGAGTTGCCCACACTATCGTTGCTGTTGACAACGATATTGCCGGTGTTGGCCAACTGTATATACTTGAGGTCATCGCCAATGAACTGATTATAGTATTGATTGTTGCCAGTGTCAAAATGTATGTGGGTGGGTTCGTCCTGGATATTTCCGCGTACTCGCAGGTATAAACTATTTGCTAGGGACGCTGGATCCGGTGCAAGATATAGTCCACTCATTGTATTGCTAGTGCCCGTGCCTATCACTGTCTCGCCACTGAAAGTCACATTGCCTGTATTACCACCAATTGATACTTGTGTTCCGTTAGCATAGTTAACAGCAAAAGTGTTACCTGGTAATATTAAATTACCTTCGCCACTCAGTGTCCAACTATTAAGTCCTGCTTCTAGTATAAGATTACTTGCAATAGTCCCCACATACCAAATCCAGTCTTGTCCTAGGTTAATTCCCATGTCAACATAAGGAACAGTTAATACGTCACCACCACCAAATTCACCACCACCGGTATGTCCAGTGCCGCCATCAACTACTTCAAATCTTGGAGTATAATAACTTGGACCGTTTGTGACCCAAGTAACATTAACAATGATATTAGTACCTGGTACATTGTAATCAGTAACTGTTGCAGGAGGCAAACTAACAAAAACTTCATTAGGAATACTAGAAGCAACTTGTATTACATCTATACTTGCCGCGGCACCTGTACCAGGAATTACATCACTGATAGTTCCACCTTCTGGTAGTGCCAGTGTACCATCTGTACCAAAATTCCAATTTTTAGTATTAGCACTGATAGAAACATCGGGATTCAGACCACTATTAACACGGAAATAACTGTTTTCACCACCTAGTATTAACACGGCATTGGAGTTATCTTGTGTACCACCTGCTCGTATATGTATGTGTCCGGGTTCCCCGGCTGTGGGGTCTATGATAAGATACTGGTCGTTGCCTTCTACTGTAGTATCAGGCACCAAGGCCATAGTTGTATAACCATTACCGTCGCCTGACGAGTTACCTACCCATTTAATAAGACCATCGTTTGCTTCCGCAGTAGAAACAGTTAATTCTCCAAGAGAGTTAAAAGTTAATGAATTCATTCCAATAGGACCATCTGTTGTAAAACTAATGTGACCATAAGTACTGTTACCAACATCATTGCCTGCTATTATATCAACATCAAAATCAGAGCCGTCAATAATGCCGCCGCCCGGAAACAATAAACCCTGACTAGTAAAACTATATAATATTGGGAATAGTTCTTCACTATCTAATTCAATGGTAATATTAGGTTGATAACCTGCACTTGTAAATGCTCTTATAGTACCATCACTTAATACTGACATTGTGTTTCCACTGAAACTAAAGTAACCTAAGTTAGCATTACCGCCTCCACCATATGGACTACCATTAGCGTAATTGATTGAGCTTGTGTTACCAGGTAATGTTAAATTGCCGTCGCCGTCAAATATCCATGCCTTTGTGTTTGCATCTTGATTGGTGACTATATTAACTGGTGCTGAGTACCCATTGGCGCCGCCGCCGCTTTCTGTATAAGCACGAACTGTTAAACCATCACCATCTTGGCGAACCTGACTGTTGACACCGTTAGCATCGGCACCATAGTCCCATACCAAGCCACGGTTAACAGCGTCACCTGAGCTAATTCCCTGAAACACAACGTTGCCATCAACATCTAGTGCAAATGAATTGTTGCCGTTAACTAAACTGTTCCCAGCTATACCTATAGGTACAACATTACCATTTGCATAAAAATAATTGTTAGTATAAATTGCATTAGTAGTTAAATTACTGCTAACATTTACAGTTGTCAATGATGCTAAACCTGTACTACTAATATTATAGATATAAGCCGTATTTGATATTGTTAGATTGCTACCACTTAAATTACCTGTATAAGTAGGTAAATAATTAGCAACATTTGCATTACCGTATGCAGCCTCAGGTGCAGGTACCCAAGATAAATTTCCAGTACCATCAGTAATTAATGTGTCACCGGCTTCGCCACCTGTGATTTTTAATTTAGTTGTGTTAGTTACAATTCTTCCAGTAATCTCTCCGCTTGCTCTCAAGTTTCCTAATATGCTAAGAGTTCTTACTTTAGAGTTCCATACTAAATTATTATCTCCACCGAATCTATTACCCTTGTTAAACTGTACCTGGCCATTACTACCGCCGGGGTCATTAAATATTTGTAATTCGGGTACGCCATATAAAGGAGGATCCGTGTAATCAATGATTACCGTTTTTCTTTCTCTGGTGTCATAATCAGCCACGTTGGAAGAAGCACTATTATTAGGAGCGGGTGATAACCCAGGATCTTGACTTGAGTCTATTATTGTTCTTGGATCCGTTGCCATATATTTCCTTATTTTCTCAACAAGGGAGGAATTCCTGCCCTACTTACTTTAAAATTAAATGCACTTGCATTCTTTTTAATTGTATCTGGTTTTACATCTACTGTTAATGCCGTTTTAAATCTCGGATCATTTTTTTCTTTTTCGCTTGGAATATATCCACTGACTTCATTTACTACTTTATTCTCGGGCAAACTTAATCTTTCACTATGTAATTCATCTATCTTATCATATAGTCTTTTGATAACTCCCTTACTACGCAGTGCTTTAAATGCTAGATTTTCTGGGCCAAACTCCCCATTTAAATCTAATCCAGCTTGACGATATTTCTTAATTGTTTTTAAGATGCCTTGTATTTTTTCATAATTGTTTGACTTTAATGCATACTCAGCTAATTTAGCTATCTTTCTAAATTTTAATTTAGTTGCCGCTTGGTCAAAATTAGCTTTACGCTTTCTTGGTAAACGTATCCATTTATCATTTAATACTGAATATTCACCCAAACTAATTACTGGTTGATTATTATCCTGTACGTATAATTCTACTTCATATCCATTAATAATGATATCGTGTTGTTCATTGTATATTGTCTTTTTAGCATCAAACAATTCACGGTAAACATCATCATCTACAAACTTTTTCATATCAACTAATATATGCAAATCTATATCGCTGTGCTTTGTGTATGTGTAGGCAGCATTACTACCGGATATAGTAATATCCTCAATGTCTAAATCTGTGATGCCCAGATGCTCTACAAAGTCTTTGGCAATAATTAATAATTGCTCACGCACTTCATCATTCATTTTATCCCCATCAAAAATGGCTGGATTTAAGTTAGAATGAAAATAAAGGGCATCACTTAGTTGAAAATCATGTAATTCTGTAAGGTTCATAGTGTATTTATGAAAAAAGGCTGTCAATCGACAGCCCTCTTTATGTTAGCGTAAATTACTTTACGTTTTTCTGCTAGCAACCTTTCTAGCTGGTTTTGCTACGGGGGTAGCATCGACGGGAGCCGCTATAGCTGGTACAGGTTGTGTTTGTGCTGTGGCTGTTGCTTGACGTTTCTTAACTTCTTCAACGTACATAGGTCCAATTGTATTCAATAGATGGTCTTGATTTTCCATACAGAATACATAACTACCTGAGTGACGTAGTAATACACGCTTATCAACATATACTTTACCACCGATATCACGCCAGTTTTCGCAGAATGTCCAGTCTTCGCTATAGTAACGTCCTTGACGAACTGCTGTGTCAAAATATGTCTTTAAGTGTTGGTCATACTTAGGATCAAGTCCAATATCATTTTTGTATGGCTTAACTGCTGGGTGAGTTTTAAGTTTCTCAAATACATGACGCTTCATCAATAAGAATCCTGTACCTGCTTTACTTACTTCTTGGAATCCATCCGATCCTTCTTCAGCACCTTCAAATCCATTAACTACCCACTTGATTGGCATAGTCTTCATTGGGTATAGTCCACCGATAACATCAACGTCACGGTTTAACAATACTAACAAGTGCCATGGTTCCCAACCGATATCAGCATCAACAAAGAACAAATGAGTTGCATTTTCTTGATCCAAGAACTTAGCAGTCAACGTATTTCTAGCACGGCTAATTAAACTCTCGTTTACCATTGTTTCCAATGTCCAGTCAATACCAAGTTGACGGGCTGTGTTTGCCCACTTGATAAAACTCATAAATGTTGATTCAGTCAACATACCACCATAACATGGCATTGCAATATGCACCCGTGTAGTTCTTAGAAAGTCAACGTTGACTTGAACTTGCCCAGGGCCAGTTGCTTGCTCACCTGTTTTCTCTGGTGGATTTTCTATAATTTCCTGTACTTTAGATACTGGTACAGTTTTTGCTTCTTTGGTTTTCTTACTTGTTGCCATATGGTCCTCTTAAAAGATATAACTATTTAAGAAATAATTATGGCTACAAATTATTTTTCTTCTAAATAATCCTGAGATTCATCCAACTTTTCGCCATATTTGGATAAAGAGTCTGTAGCTACATTCTGCCACTCAATGTATTCTGGACGTAAATTTGTATATTTCTTAGTTAGTGCTTGTATAAAAGGTTCTAATGCTTTATATGGAATGTTATGTGCTAAATTTTGTACCTTACCTTCACGTTGTAATCTCGGTGGAATGTAATATACGTTTATTCTAGCATTAGGGTCACTAAAATGTAATTTGGCTTCTTCTACTTCATCGTCATCTTTAGCTTTTTTGTACTCTTCCCAACCAGCATAAACCTTAGGTTGTTCTGGTGGCTTTTCTTTAGGCTTAAACAAATAATTGTATCCTAAAGTATTATCATCTTCAGGTTGTTGTGGTACTTTAGGATCTTCTTTTTTCTTTCCTATATTAAAGAATGATACTTCTTTAAGTAGTTTTAAGAATTTAAATTTTTGTTCAATTGTTGCTTCTTTTAATAGAGGTCTAGCCTTGCGAATAATATCAATTGCATTTTCTTTTAATGGATCATTTTGCAATTTCTTCATAGCATTTTTGTTTACGCTAGTTTTCTGTACTGTAGCTTTCTTTATTTTCTTTTCTTTTGGTGGAGGTACAAAAGGAACACCGATGTATTTGTCTAACACATCTTTTACTTGTTCTAAATTATTGCTATTAGGATATAATTGCGATACTATTTCGTTGCGTCCGTTTTCATCAGCATTTAAATACATATCTCTAACTTGACTACCTGAATATACTTCTTGTCCATTAACATTAAAGTCATGCTTCTTAGTAACAAATACATAACCATGATAACCAAATGGTTGACATTTTTTAAGATTAACAAATGGTTGATAATATGCAGGTGTACCGTCCTTTTTCATATAAGGTACGGGGTCACGCTCACTACGTACTAGAATGAATATATCTTTTTTAGGACTATATCTATCTAATATCTCTGTAGGGTTCATAGGATTTTTAACTACGATGTTAGGGAAATCATTTGGATCTACCCCTGCTTCAGTAGCTAAAAATTGTTTATCGTTAAATGGTATTGGTCGTTGCTTTACATCAGAACTTGCGGCTACATAAAAGTCAGCATTGGGAAATGCTTGTTTAGCCTCAAGGTAACTACTCAAATGCCCTTGATGAAAGGGTTGAAATCCACCACCGTAAATAACGACTACTGCCATGTTAGTAACTCAACTTTACGTTCTGAATTGTACCGTTAGTAAATCCTGCTATCTTAGCACGTAACCAAACAAAATTACCAGATATGTTTGTATATCCTGTTTCTGTTACTGTATTACAAATTTTAGTGTATACCGGAAACCAATCACTGTCATTTGTTAATACTGGATCTGTCACTAAACTTGCTTGAATCGTTATGGTCCCGGTTACACTAGTAAGATTCCATGACACTGTTTGTAAATCAGCATTACCCAAGTAGTATGCTGCCGCGGGTCTCTTTTCACCACGAATAAGTGTTTCTGTACTGAATGTAGTCTGCGGAAACAGTATGTATGTAGCAGTTTGTGCCATTATGCTGTTACAACCTCAACTACTACGCCATCGCCCACTAGTTCCTGGGCTACTTGTTCTAATGCCGCTTGAACGTCAGAGCCAGCGATACCAGAAACATCTGATTCACTGTCCTTGACGATTTTACTGAATTTGATGATTAATACATCTTCTACAATCTTTGCCATGAAAATACTCCACTAATAGAGTATTTATCATAGTCAAACAGGTTCTGGTCGTTTTTCTAGTTTATAGCGTCTATGGACAACATCAGAAAACATCAGCATAAACAATGTTAATGTGCTTTCATCATCATAGTCAAAGTAGAAATGACTAGAAACATACTGCAATCTCCAAGTCCATCCAGTAAAGGTAGAGCCATTTTGATAATCAATTAGCCACCTAGTTAATGCTTTGCTAGGCTTCATTTTAGTTTCAGATTTTTCATACCTTTTAAAGAAATTATAGATTTTTATTGGAAAATCATCTTTAACTCTCTTAGACTTTAAATGTACTCTATATTTAAATTCCGGTTGTTTTGCAAAATATTTAATGCCTGCCGGTATTGACGGGTCAACTTCTGTAATGTCAGTAGGAGATCCCATAGCAATTAGACCTTTAAATAAAGTCAAGTCATTAGTAAATACTGCACCTATGTTATGTTCAATTCTAATAGTAGACTGTTTATCTTTTTTAGACTTTTCAACATTCATCCAATTAAAGAATTGTTTGATAGATTCTATATCTACCTTTGCATATCGTTTATGCTTTTTGGCTCTATCTTCAAGTTCTTTTTCTGATTTACTAAACAAGCATAGAGTTAAACCATCTAAATAAAATCTAAGTCTATACTGATATTTGTTATAGTACATTGACGGTCTATGGTCTATGTACTCTACACCGTCATTACGTTTCTGTGGTAACTTTAATAATCCCATCTTCTCCTACACTCGCTGTTAGTTTTTGTTGAACGTCAAACAAAATATTATCATCTGGTCCAACGTGTACGTTAATTATAGCATTTTTAATACGTTCAAACAAGATTTTTTTACTTAGAGGTACCCTAATCAATTCGTCAATTTTACGTGCTAACGGTCTAGCGCCCATTTTACTATCATAACCCTTCTCAGCCAAAAACTCTACAACCGGTTCGCTCAAGTTAAGATTGATATCGTGTGTTTCTTTTAGAGATTTCTTCAAGTCATCAGTAAATTTAATAACGATTTTTTTGATTGCTAGCATGTCTAGTTTACCGAATTTGCAGATTAAGTCAATGCGATTCCTAAACTCGGGCTTGAAGAAGTCTTTTAATGCTTTGTCATCTTCACCTAATTTCTCTTGTGATCCAAAACCAATAGCATTTCTCTCACTATCACTTGCACCTAAGTTGCTTGTCATAATGATGATACAATTTTTAGCGTTAACTTCTTTACCATTTGTTCCGGTAACTTTACCGTCATCTAATAGTTGCAAGAAGATATTAAAGATATCCGGATGAGCCTTTTCAACTTCATCAAATAACAAAATTGAATGTGGATTCTTACTTAGGTCATTAATGAGTTTACCACCACCTAGATTGCCTTCTCCATACCCAACATATCCAGGGGGCGCACCAAGCAATGCTGATACATTAAACTTCTCGCTATATTCACTCATGTCATATTTGAGTAATGGCATATCTAAGTTTTTACTTAACAATCGTGCAAGTTCAGTTTTACCTGTACCCGTTGGTCCTAAGAATAAGAAACTAGCAAGCGGTTTCTTCTCATTGCCGATGCCAGCAAAACTTACATAGATACGTTCAAGTACTTTATCAATTGTTTCCTCTTGACCATATAACTTGTCTTTAATATTACTGTCTAAACTTTCGATGCGTTCATAGTTATCGCTTTGTAGTTTATCTGCTGGTACACCCGCCATACGTTCTACTTGTTCATAGATTAGTTCTTTAGTAATGTCAACGTCTTTGTTTTCAAGTACACGTTGTTTAGCGCAAGCCGCATCAATCAAGTCAATACTTTTATCTGGATTTTTACGGTCATGAATATAACGTGATGCACTAGTTACTGCGGCCTCAATAGCCTCGTCCGTAATGTTTACATTGTGGAATTCGTTAAGTCTGTAACTCAATCCTTTTAGAATTTTGATTGTAGTATCGTGGTTAGGTTCATCAATACTAACCCTGTAGAATCTACGCATCAATGCACGATCCTTCTCAAAACTCTCGTAATACTCTTCCCAAGTAGTACTTGCAATAACTTTTAGATTACCCTTAGTAATTGCGGGCTTAATCATATTAGCAAAGTCTACGCTTCCATTGTTAGCACTACCACTACCTTTCATAGTATGTGCCTCGTCAATGAACAATATACATTTCTTTTTAGCAACAAGTGCATCAATAACTGCTTTAATCTTTTCCTCAAAATCACCGCGATATTTACTTCCTGCAAGTAAGTTACCAATTTCAATACTGTAAACGTCATGGTCTAGTAAGAATTCAGGTACTGATTTTTCAGTAATCATTGTTGCAAGACCTTCTGCAATTGCAGTCTTACCTACACCCGGATCACCAACCATCAATACGTTTGACTTGAATCGTTTAGCTAACACATTAATGATATCATTCAACTCATTACTGCGACCTACTAGCGGTTCTAGTTTGCCCTCACGTGCTAGTTCACTAAGGTTAGTCGTATATTCTTCTAAGATTTCATTTGCTTGTGAATCTGTTAATTTAGAATGTGACTCTGTGTTTTTATAATGTTTTTGCCAGTATGGAACAAATTCGTTTTTAACGATACCATATTTCATTAGGAAATAGTGAGCATGACTGTTAGTCTCACTAGAAATGCTTAAGTACAAATCAATAGTAGTAACCATCTTTCTACCAGTGAATAATACCTGTGTGATACTGCGATTCATAACCCTCTCTAAACTATTTGTTTTTCTGGGTTGAATTTCTTGTCCTTGACTATTTTGTATTTCAATTGACCGTAACCCATCAATATATTTTGTAAGTTCTTTAGTCAATAGTTCTGAGTCTACCCCATAGTTGTCTAAACATTTTTTAAAAGGAGCATGTGTTACTAGCGACAACAATAGATGTTCAATAGTGCAATATTCATGGCTACGTTGTTTAGCAATGGAAACTGCTTGCTCAATAATAGCTTCAATTTCAGGAGTGTTCATTTCTTTATCCTTTTAAAATGATATTTATTTACGTGAAGATTGCAAAATGCTATCTGTTATTCTAGTATCAATGATATCAGGAATGAAGGGTTTTAGCAATAGATATTGGTCTCCATAATCATTGTTTATAGGTAGACCTTCTTTGGGTAAGCGCAATTTACTTCCCGGTTGAGACTTTGCAGGGACAGTTACTTCTAGCACTCTACCCGAAATAGTTGTAAAGTTAAATTTGGTTCCAACTACTAAATCAAAAACACTTATCTCATGTGTCGAATATAGATTCGGACCGTCTCGTTCAAATCTTGCATTTGGTTGTACTCTGAATTCTACTATCAATATAGAATCTTGTATTAGATTATCATACCTTACTGCACCACCATGGTCTATACCTCTGGGTATTTGAACTTTGACTACTTTAGGGCCAGTATGGTCTTGAAATTGTAGTACTTGTTCACCACCAGCATAAACTTGTTCCATCGTTAACCATACAGTTGTTCTATAGCTAGGCGGGGGAGGTCTATGTGCAAACCCTTGTCCAAACCCTTGTCCAAACATTTGTCCAAACACATCATTGATGTTGAACCCGTTCGTATGAAACTGAAATCCTCCACCGGGAAATCCTCCGGGGAATCCACCAGGCATTCCACCGTACGGATTTGGGTTGTCGTATTGTTGTTTCTTTTCTGTGTCGCTTAGTGTTTCATAAGCACTTTGAATTTTTTGAAACTCAGCAGTATCACCACCCTTGTCTGGGTGATGAATAGCTGCCATTCTTCTATATGCTTTTTTAATATCGTCTTGGGTAGCATTTTTAGCTACCCCTAATGTTGCGTAATGATCCATAGTTATTGATTATAGCACTCTAATGTGCTGTTGTCAATATTTATGAAGCTACGCCGGCTACCTTTTCTTTTGTACGACCGTATGCGGCAATACCCAGGACAGCACCCATTGCGATATGGTATAATCCTGCACCTTGCAATGTTAATGGTTGCCATTGACTTGTTACTTGACCGTGACTCAATGCTTGCAATAGACTCCATAGTACTGGGAATATAACAAAGTCTGCGGTACATGTCAACATATAAATCCAACCCATCATTGGGCGCATTTTCTTGTTGATCCAATCTGTTGCATCTTTGTCTAACTTAACAGTTGACTCTCCACCTTCGCTCATTGCACCACCACCGCTCTTTAGTGATTCTGCTTGATTTTGTGTTACTTGTACTGATCCTGCCATGTTTCCTCCTGTGCTAACTGAACTGCTACTCCCGAATCCGGTAGAGGCTGGTGGAACTGCACCAAAACCGGGGCTGGTGGTACCGAATCCAGTTGACGGTGTTGCTCCAAATGTGCTACCCTGAGGAAACGCTGAGATGCCAGGATCACCGGCTAATGTCTCATGATGGTCGTCATTAGTTGCGACTGGTTTTTCTGAATTTGCTTTTTTTGCTAATAATGTTGGCATGTTATAACCCCGCTTTCGATATAAAGTCTTTTAATAAATTATCAGGCTTGCCGAATACCTTTTTAGGTTCCATACCCGATAATTCTCGCATTTCATTTAATTTTGTATCTTTGATTTTGCGATATTCATGTGGACTTAAAATCATCACTGATTTTAATTGTTCAATATCGCAGTCGTATTCTTCATCTTCAAATTTAATAGTCCACTCTTTAAGAGGTAAATCAGTAAGTGTAACCATATCTTCTATAAGTTCGCATATTCTTTCTGGTATGTTTGTTCTACGATTTAACTCTACAAACACTAAAAATTTACCAGGACTTATTTCACCTTCACTGACTTGAGCATCTAATACCCAATCATACCCACGCTCAAACCAATCTGTTAAATCTTCACCTACTTGTTCACCTTTAACAGTAAATGCTAATGTTACTATCTCATCGTCATCACCCATTTTAGCACTATACTCATCTACTGAAATTTCAGGTATAACTTGATTTACTAAATCGTGATAATCAAATCCTTCTGTAAGAATCTTGGTCATTACATTACTCCCGGTAACGGAGGGGGTACGCCGCCCATAGGGCCTAGGCCGCCCATGCCGCCCGTTTGGCCTTGATCCTGCTTCTCTTCGGTCTCATTACCCTCTTTATCTAAATCGTCCTCATATGCGGTATCTAATTCTTCTAAATCAATTGTCTGCCCTGCTAAGTCAATACTACCTTCACGAATATCATTCATTAAGTCTTTTGGCATTTGTATGCGTATCAACCATATTTCTCTTTCAGTCATCTTTGGATAGTGAGTTCCGGGTTTATAGTCACCCGGATCTTTAATCTCTACGGGAACTTTAATTTTAGTCTTTTTGAATTTGACGCTACAACCAACAGTTAATAGTCTTTTTGCTCCCCTAGGATCGGGCATTAATTTAAGAGGATACATAAATGTGCAGTAAACCTCGTATTTTTTAATATCTGGCCCTGCTACTAGTTCCCCTAAATCCCAATTACGGAATGCGTATAAGTTACTTTCATCTAGTACACGTTCAAAGTCTAATAAGGTGCTCATTGTACCATCGCTGGTATAAACACCCTTAATAGTTTCAACTATGCTAGTGAAATTGATATCATCAAAGAAATCGTCTGCTTTATATTTGCTCATAATTAGTATTTATCTTATTATGATTTTTACGCAAGCATTTATAAATTTATAGATTAGCCTAATATTTATCATTAAAAATCGTGTAAAAACTGTGCTATTAACGTAGTTGCAAGACTTCTTAAATAAAATTGAGTTTTATGAGAACTCGGCTCGACACAAAGGAGAATACTTTGAGCAAACGCAAAACAAGCGCATTACGCAATCAAGAACAAGACACACGATACTCACACAGCAAAAAACATGAATCACACACATTTTACATAAAGGAAAATAAGACAATCAACTTTGACCAAAGCCGTATCAAACTGGATAAGAGACCCGTTCAGATGGTACCAAAGTCTATCAATCAGGAAAAATACATCCTAGCATTATTAAATACCGAGACAGATATTGTTGTAGTTGGCGGACCAGCTGGCACAGGTAAAACCTACCTAGCTATGCAGGCTGCAATTAAAGCATTAAAGTCCGGAGAATGTGACCGTATTATACTGACAAGACCGGCGGTCGGTGTTGACGATGAAAAGCATGGATTCTTGCCGGGGACACTAAATGAAAAGATGGAACCGTGGACAAGACCACTGCTTGATGTTTTACGTGAGTATTATACAGTCCAGGAAATCGCCCACATGCTAGAAGAACAAATAGTGGAAATTGCACCCCTAGCATTCTGTCGAGGTCGAAACTTTAAACATAGCTGGATAGTATTAGATGAGGCTCAAAATGCAACACCTGGTCAACTCAAAATGATTATGACTAGAATCGGTGTCGGTAGTAAGATTGTAATTACTGGCGATGTAGAACAAGCCGATAGAAAAACAGCCGACAACGGGCTACTAGACTTACAAAATCGGTTGAGGAAGGGGGTGATTCCAGGGTTGCAATTATGTAACTTTGAACTAAAAGATGTTCAGAGACATAAAATCATTGAGCATGTATTAAACCTATACAGCGGGTAAAAAAGGGGCTTAATGCCCCTTTTTATTATCTCTCCGCTTCACGTTCCAGTCGTTCAATAACAGTAGGATATACCTGTTTATAATATATACTGAGTTTATCCCAATCGGTGCTTACGACCTTGCCTTCTACTACGCACTTCAATACTTGTTTTTCTTTAAAATCTAATATAGCATTGCAAGTTTGATGGTCTTTCACTTTTAGATTTTTAGTAATTTCTACTTGTTCATCAATTTGACCGTTAGCTTTACGTACATATGTAATTAGTAAATATCTCATAATTTATCCTGTTAATTCAATTAATGTTGCCGCTAAACTAATCTCAGGGATACCCACTAGACTTAGATTTGCCAAACCGTTACGAATAATGATGACACTAGCATCACGCTTTTCATTCGTATTGCCCCACATGTCTAAATTGTTATACATCCAACGATACAAATCTTCAATACGAGTTGGATATAAACTTAGATATTGCAACAACATTTGTCTACCTTCATACACTTTACCATTCTTAAATAAGCTGATTGCTCCTAGCAATAACTCATCTTCGCTATTGGTTTCATTGATTGAAGATAAAAGTTTACCTGTACTACTATTTACTTGAAGTTGATTCAAACATTTACGTAAGTCAGGATATGTAGCAGTTACATAGTTATCAAGTACATCTAAATCAAACTCAATGTTTTCAGTTACTAGTACAGTTGCCGCACGTGCTGTAAATTCAGTTTTGTCTGTCTTTGTGATGTGAAATTCATGGCATCTGCTCTTAAGTGCAGGGATAATTCTATGTTGATAGTTACATGTTAAAATGAATCGTGCAGTCATATGATATGCTTCCATATCATTACGCAATGCTGCCTGACCTGCAGGAGTCAAATAATCTGCCTCATCTAGTAATACCACTTTGAATTTACCAAAAGGCATTGTCTGCACAAATCCAACGATTTTGTTACGAACAACATCAACACTGTTTTCACGACTAGCATTTATTTCTAGTACATCATATTCTTCTACACCTAGTTCGTGTATCAATACTTTTGCAAGAGTGGTCTTGCCTGTACCAGGATCTCCACTCAACAGTAAATGCGGAATGCTTTCAGTAGTAATCCAGCCTTGTACTTGTTCTTTTTGTCTATTGTCAACAAACACATAATCTTCCACTGTGTTCGGACGATACTTTTCTACCCAGAGTTGATTTTTCATCGTTTTAATGCTTCATAAGTGATAATGTGATTTAATGCTTCACCCAAATCTTTGTCATGTGGTACAATATGTAGTGAATTTTTTATTCTGTCTGATTTTTCGTCATAGTGACGCAATTCAACTACATGCCCGCCGTTAGCAGAATATAAATTGAATGAAGTGCTACGACTTTCTAATTCACCGGAGGAATCATGTCTTGCTGAAATAGCACGATTCATTTTGAGTTTATTATTGCTACCAGTCATAACAAGATTTGGTCCGTCATCATACTCTTTCTCTCGGGAAGCATCCCATGCCCAGCGAGACTTTTTTAAAAACCAATTATCAAACCACTTCATTTTTTACCTTCTTTTGGTCTATCAAACGGCCACTTAGCAGTTTCTATAGTAGACGCAAGTTCAGGGCCCCAAGGCCACTGAGTGGGTTTTTCTAGCATTGCTCTTGCCTCAGCCTCATTAGAACTATCCACAACCTCACCAGTATCAATATTTTCAATAATCAAATCACAATCGATAATCATTTCTGTATCATCACAATACCAACCCAATTCTTCAAGGTCATGTACCGAATTATCTTCGAGGAATGTTTCAAGTTCATTTCTTAGTTCTTCATCCTGAACATCAATATCTGATTCTTCCCAGCATCCATCATCCAATGAAACCAGTTCACATTCATAGTCACAATTGTAGATATCAACACCTGCTACTAAGTCTGGCGGGGTATCATTCTCGGTTGTGACATGAAACTCGCCCCATCTCCAACCTGTTTCAACACTAATATAACCTGCGACACCTTCTTTTGTCCAGATTTGTCGCTCAATAATTGATTTCTTCCATTCGGGTTTTACACTCCATGTAGCCATTTTAAAGTCCTTTATCGCCTAATGTAAAGTCATTGACGGGTTCGTCAGATATGAGTAGTATATCATTTTCATCAACTCTACGCAACGTGTGTTTACCCGTTTCATCTTCAATGTCAATACCTCTTGTCCAACGTCCGTGACTGATACATATCCACTTACCCACTTTAATTTCGTCATCTTCAAACTCTGGACCTAGTGCATATACTTTAGCCCAGCGTGGACGAATACCTTCGCTTTTCATATCATCGTTGGGGATATAAATTCCACCATAACTGATACGTTCTTTGAATTCCATATCAGCTACAATGATATGTTTACCAATCGCCTTAAATTGGTCTTTAGTGAATCTATGCGGTTCAAATGCTAACTTCATTTTTTAATAATTTCCTCATCATCGTCAAATAATTCTTTTTCATGGTCTGCTAATTCTTCTTCAATGTCTGCTACTGCCGGAATGGGTGCAGATACTGAATTGTTAGGTACTTGCGGGCGCGGCACACTTGGCTTTTCACCTACTCCCTTTTGATGGTTATTTTTAACTCTTTTATTGTTATCTTTAATTACCCTGTTATGACTATCAATAATGTCACCTCGGGCATTTACATTCATGTTACCAACTGCACGAACCTTTTCGTTACGTGCTGCCAATTGTGACATGTCTACATTTTTACCTTGCGCTGTTCTATATGCTGGCATAGTTTTCTCCTATTTTAGAAACTCATCTATGGATAAATCATAGTGTAAGCTATTTATACGGTGAATTCCAATCAAAAACAGAACATAGCTACTAACGCTACTGCCACGACCAACTCCCCACACTACATTATGTTTACGCATTGTATCAACAAGATACTTGCAATAACACAATAATGGGAACATTTCTCGTTCTTGGAATTTTATTAATTCTTCTCCGACTCGCTGTAATTCATAGTCGGTTTGGCATAAATCCAAAACATATTTTGCTATGTCAAACTCAATATATTCTTTTGGCATAAACCAATTATTTTGATTCATGTTGTCAAATGTAGTCATATCTACGGATGACGCCTCATACACACGAATTTTGGGAATGTTTTGTAACTCTAGTAGGTCTTCAAATTGAATAGACTTTTCTACTATTGCATCTTTTATTATTTGGTCAGGGTTTTGCAGATAGATATTGCACAAGTCATCTTCATTTAGTAATTGAATTCCATGTAAAGTATTCTTCATGCATCTATTGTAGCATAATATTTTATGCTAGTCAATAGTTATTTCTCCGTTTTACTTTCAAAACTAGCAAACACAATCTCGCTAATAACATTAGATTCTTTTTTTGTTTCCCAATTTAGATTTAAATCATCCCAGTTGTTTGGAGTCTTGGGTAATCTAACTACTTTCTTACCTTTTACTTTAGGGATACCATTTGATAGTTTTGGACTACTGTCGTTCCACCAACCCTTTAGTTTAAAAGGACCTGTGTTTTCTTCAATACTGTGTAGGCAACTAACACCATCACTCATCTTAGATAGGATACTAATATCAGATGCAACTAAGTTACCTTCAGTAATTGCATTGATTTTTACCAAAAGCATAATACCCACAATCTGGTCGTACGGTTCTTCTGGTAATGGGCAAACACGTATGTCTGCATTGTATAATTTTTCGATAGTTTCTATATCTTTATCATATACAAATACAACATTTTCTAATGTGCTAATTAGATGTTTTACTCTATCTAATGCTATATTTTGTGCTTCAATTGATTCTGATTGTACATTAAAATGTACATCAAAGTTATATATGTTCATGTATAATTCGTTATCAACAAACACTCCTGAAACGAATTCGAAATCACGTTGTATTCTTGCTGTCATTTATTTTTCTTTTGATATGTTGATTTTGTTTTGTAGATTTTGTTTTTTGTATATGTCATCAATGCGCTTGGCATATTCGGCACGGTAACTTTCCATTACCATTTGCATTTGTTGAATCATAGGTCCGTTCTGACTTCGGTAAACAAAGTTCAGTTTTGCGGATAAGTCTTGGATAGTGTTTTGCAGTTCTTCCATAGACTTACCGCTTAGGTCATGTATAAAGGGGTGTTGCATTAAGTATTTAATGCATAGAAACTATGTAGAAAAATTATATTGCAGAAAAGGCAGCATTAACTTTTACCCATATTGCAGTACTACCATCATATGCACCAACACAAACGTATATGTATTGATTGCCCATACAAATCTTACCTGGCCAATCGCCCGGTTGGCCGGTTGCTGTGGGTATACGTATTGGTATTTGCCCAGCTTTTTGATTCTTGTTAATAGGTGTAACTTCTAGTATTGTACCACAATCTATTGTGGAAATAGTAAAGTCAAGTTCTTGCATCCCGGTTAAACTAACGACATTAGTATATGTCATATCTGGTCCAACACTAGCATCTGCAACATTTGATGCATAGTTTTCAAGTATTCTAGCACTGGAAGTTAATCCTGCTACAATATTACCACTAGAATTAATATCAGTTGAAGGAAATAACAAATATGAAGTTTCATCAATAGATACATTAGGATCTACTGATATGCGTATTTGAACATTACTCTGTGTACCAGAAGGTGCCCAACCACCAAATGCAAGAGTAGTAGTACCGGTAGCTGTTACAGTACCATACTGTACGTCAGCTTTAGATACGTCAATTGTAACTGTTCCTCCTAAGTTACTTCCCATGTTATATGTTTTAGCACGAAAGCCCTGCACAGCCGCATTGCTTATAAGAGTGTTAGCCATATCATTATTTAAAACTGTACCAGCTAATGCAGACTTAACTACGACTTTATTTTGCAAGTCTGATATTTCAGTACTAGCAATGTCTAGGTTCTGTTTAACGCTAGTAAAATTATCTCTGAATCCCTGAGTGCTGTTGTTTATACCCGGAATAGGATAATTGATATCAATTGAATTTGTGTTTATTGTACTCATGTTGTTGTCCCGTTATATATTTAGTAGTCTACATTCTTAGGTAAAATAGTTTTTCTAGGGAATAATACCGGAATATCATAATAATCAATAGGATCTGGAGTAGGTGTACTGCTAGGTAACTCAGTCCATGCTGGTATGGACAAATTAGTATCGTAGTTGAAAGTACCACTTCTATCAATTATAAACCTATCAACAGAAAAATCTATCATGTTTAATGTATACTGCCAATAATTGTTTATATTGTTTTTAATTGTTACGCTCTTATCAGGTAAAGTGTAAGCTATCACCCATGCCTTAACATAACCCAATGTATTACCATCTAATTGTTGACTAGTCATCCATTTTGGTAATAAGTCTTGGTCAGTATTATGAGGCAGAACATTTAATAGTTCTGTACGCATATTTGTAACGCTTGCTGGATACAATTTTTTAATTGTACCAAATGAGAAAGATGTAAAGAACAGATTAGAACTAGTAAAAACATCAGTATTTGAAACAAAGTAAGGACCCAAATCTAAAGGTATATCATAGTCCCATATTATTTCTTGTGGCAGTGATACCCCTTGAGGATTTATTAGGTCATCAACTATATCAGCGTAAACAACTTCATATAGGATATCATTATTACTATCTCTAGCTATGGCTGTTTTAATCTCACCCAATACTAGTTTACGATAGTAATGGTTAAGGTTGATGGCATTTATATACGTTACTAGATCCGTAGGCTCCATACCATATATATGAGTATACTTCACACTGTCAGCTTTACCAAAGTAAACATCATCGGGTCTATACAGATAATTTTGAGGAATTAGTTCTTCATTGTTTAATAAAGATTGTATAATCTGTCTACCCTCAATATTAGGAGTTGCTTTGAAATATATATTTTCAGTTGGTTTGTTATATTTTTGATATATGCTTAATGTAAATTCTCTTTCGCTTGATACTACAGGATATCTAGGATTGAAAGCAGTAATGCTAAAGGTCCAATTCATAGAGCTACCTTGTGGTTGGAGTCCGTATGAATTTGGTTGACTAGGTATTCTACCTACTATTTGTCCATTACTTAGTAATGACATGTTAGGTGGAAGTTCTCCACTGGACAATTTATATTCTAAATCATTTTCACTATTGGCTTTTACAAATAGTTCACTCACTTGACCATTAAATACAGTACCTAGATTAGCATCTGTAACCCATTCAACATCTTGTACAATACTGTTAGTAACTACGATAGTATATGTTTCAGTTTGACTAGTTATATTAATATTGTTAATTTTAGATACTTTAACAAAGAATCTATATCTACCTATGCTATCTGTTGGAATAGTAGGAATACCAGTTATCCATCCTGTTAATGGATCTCCCAATAATCCAGGTGGCAAAACTCCATATTCGTATCTCAATGTATTGTTATCAAAATCGTGTCCTATAATTTTAAATGAGAAATATTCTCCTGAATTAATAGTAGGTATAAGATTATCTTCTGGTAAGTAATAACTATACAATGGGTCATGGCTATCAACAGGCTTATACAGTGGTGTGTTATTTAATATAACAGGTGGTCTAGTATTTGGCGGATTAGTTAATTCTTGATTTCTAATCTTTATGTTGTACGTTTTACTATCTTTACCTAATCTACTAGTTAGTTGAACAGAGAACGTATATGTTTTAGTAGTTATAGATCCTGCATTAGTTAACGGTGGCAATGGGAATCCAGTTATCTTTCCTTGACTATCCATTTGCAATCCTGGTGGCAACTCACCTGATGATATTGATAAAATATAAGGATTAGGTGTAACAGGATTATTTACCGATATGTTATAATCAACGTATCTGCTATCAATTACATTCATTAGTTCACCGGCTGGAGTAGAAATTCTAATGCCATTGAATCCAAATATTTTTATTGAGAATGTTCTATCTCTTATATTATTAAAATCATCCGACACTCGTACTGTAAATGTATATGTAGTCTCTACTGCTACATTATTTGGTGTGCCCACAACATATCCATCGGTAGTTAGTCTTAGTGGGTCGCTTTCAATACCTGTCGGCAGATTACCATTCAACAAACTATAACTTAACGTTGTAGCCGGAGCCCTTGGTCTAGCTACAAGTCTAATATTGAATGCTAGACCTGAGGGAAATACTCCCAATGATCCTGCTGCCGTTACCCAATTTGGTTGCGCCATATTAGTGACCTAATATTTCCAATGCTAAATGATAGTGATGTTTTCTATCTTCTAAACCAATAGTACCACCATTGATACGTTTAGTTAATGTTACAAAATCATCTTTGTCACAATATTGATTTAAATTATTATTATCCCAGAACCAACCTGCACTAGATACTGCGCCAGCTGGTGTTTCTAAATATGCAACAGTTTCTTCAATTGAAATTCCCAAGTCTGCGGCAAATTTTGTATAGTTAGCACGACCGGTCAATTGAATCAATCCACGGCCGCAGAATCTATATCCATCACCACTCGCTTCATCACCGTTAGCCATACGATTGGCGTATACACGATTGGCAATCTTCTCAGGTTTACGTTCATATTGTTTTGCTAATTCTTCTGTGGGGAAATACTTTTTAAAAGTTCCCATCAATCCTTTAGCACTATAATTTAAATTTTCTTTAACAAAATTGAATCCACCTGACTCATGTGCAGTTTGTGCTATGAATGCGGCCGCACGATGCATGTTATCATACATGTCATAGTATTCAGCGACTTCATGTAAAGGTTCAGCATATAATTGCAAAACACTTAATTTTGTTTTTGGACATACTTTTTGTAATAGTTCTACTGTTATCATTTTGTTTCCTTAATTTTATCCATATACTCCAACCATTGTATACCATTGTGTGGTACTTGATGCTACTACCATTAATCTCGCGCCTGCGCCTAATGAGAATGATGTATTGGTTCCTAAACCATCAATTTGTGCGGCATTAGCAGGATATACCTTAACTGGAGAAGGTGTCGTATTAACAATAATAATTTGCATTCCAACTGTAGCCGATTGCAATCGCACACCTTGAGCAGTAGAAACGTTAACGCTTGATATTACATTAACCTGTTTCGTTAATCCTGTTGCAGTTCCCTGAGTTGTGCCTGCGGCTGAAATTCCATTACCCACACTAGCCAATACATATCCACTAGCAGTAATATCAGTTCCTGTTAATCCACCACTCAATGTTAATCCTGTTAGAGTACCAACACTTGTAATATTTGGCTGACTTGACGAAATAATTGTATCTGCTTGTAATGCAGCCGCAGCCTTAGGACCTCCTGCTATTGTTCCGGCTACAGTCATTCCACCGGTTGTAACACTTGCATATGTTACTGCACTGGTAGTGCATGTAACAACAGTATGTGATCCGTTATATCCTACTGGGGTGACCCCTGCAACTGTTATAGTTTGTCCTGGTGTAAAAGGTGCATAGCTTTGCGGTGCATAGGTTAATGTAGCAACAGACCCAGTACCAGCTGTACCCGTAACTACAACTGATATTCCGGTATTCAACATATTAATACCAGTTATACTTGCACCGTTACCAGAGAATAAAGTAGCAGTAAATGTTCCACCTGATACAGCACCTGAGCCTGCGTCAATTCCACCACCATTAATAATATTCAAACCACCTACGTTAGCAGTACTTTGTAAAATCATACCTGTACCACTAGACCTTACAAATCCACCTTGTGTAACTGGTCCGTTAACACTACTACTATAGGTAACATGCGTTGTGTTAGATGTTAATACTACAAATGTTCCATTCAAATTACTAGGTACTAAGTCGGTAACAACAATACTTCGTCCAGTCGGGAAAGGTGCATCTACTTGAGCCGAACTAAATTGTAATACTGCCACTGTTCCGTTACTACTAGATCCAGTTACTTGAATTGCAACGTTTGTTCCTACTGCTAGTGCGCCTCCAATATTGTGACTGCCTGTCGTAACACCTGTGGCTACTGTAATTCTATTAGCACTTGCATTCCCTGTTACTGCTAGATATCCACTAGCAATTAAGTTGGAACCGCTAACGTTACCAGTTGCTGCCAATATACCGGCTGCTATGTTACCAATATTAGCATTTGCTGTTGCCATACTTAATATACCGCCTGTTGGTATATTAATCGTATTAGCATTTGCTATATTTGATTGGAAGCTAGCAGCCTCTAGAGTTAGAATATTTGCAGTACCACCAACTGTTAAATTACTACCAACACTCATTGATGCAGTGATGTTAGCATTAGCAGATACCGTTAGGTTACCTGTTGTTGATAATAAACCAGTTGCAAAATTTCCTGCTGTAGCATTTCCAGTTACACTTAATGTACCACCTGTAGACAAGTTTCCTGCACTTGCAGTTCCTACTACGCTCAATACATTACTGTTTACTGTTCCAATATTAGCAGAACCAGTTGATGCATTAATCAATCCAATAACTTCCATATTAGACATGCTTGCATTACCGGTCACTCTTAATCCTAATCCACCTGTAACAATTCTACCATTAACTCCTGCTGTACCGCTTTGGCCGCCTGCAAATGTAATTTGTGTGGTATTACCAGTAGATACAGTATATGATCCGTTAAAGCCGGATGGGGCACAGTCAGATATAATTACAGTTGCTCCAATAGGGAACGGAATAGTATCTTGTTGTGCAAAGGTTGCAGTAATAACTCCAGTAGATCCTGTGATATTTGTTATTTCTACATTTGCTCCAACTGTTACGTTAGTTGCAACATTGGCACTCTTTTGAATTACTAAATTGTTGTTAGCAATAACATTACCAACAGTCGCATTACCTGTAACACTTAAGAAGCCATTAGTTAATACATTGCCACCGGTCATATTTCCAGTTACATTTAGTAAACCAGATTCCATTAAAGCCGCACCAGTTAAGTTGCCGTTCATTAATATGCTTGCAGTAGACACATTGCCTACACTAGCGTTACCTGTTACACTTAATTGGCCTGATGTACTAAGGTTTGCACCTGATAATGTTCCGCTTGCACTTAAATTTCCTGCACTTAGATTACCGGTAACATTGGCATCAGTCGCAGCCAATGTAGCCGCAGATACAAGTCCACTAGTGGTAAGATTACCAACGTTTGCATTTCCATCAACACGTAAGATACCACTAGCTACAAGATTGGCACCTGAAATATTACCAGAAACTGTCACTACAGCACCGCTTAATGTGGTAGTAGTTATATTGCCCATACTAGCATTGCCTGCAACACTTAAAAATCCTGAAGTTGCAATATTACCGCCACCTAATATTCTACCTAATGCTGTTACAGTAGAAGTTAGACCACTGTTAAATCGTATCTGAGTTGTGTTTCCGTCAAACACAGTCCATGTACCATTATAATCTGTAGGCACAGCGTCTTGAATAACTATTGAAGAACCTGCTTCAAATGGTGCAGTAGGTTGTGCATCAAATGTAACTGTTACTTTGTTCAACAATCCTGACATTGAGGTCATAGGTAAATTTACACCTGAATTAATTCCCACTGATGTAGCTAATATACCAACGGTTATTAAATTACCTGCAGATACATTACCATTTGCAGATAGTGTATTAGCACCAATACTACCTAATGTAGCAGTTGATGCAGATACCCCACCCGATGATATAATATTTCCACCTGCTACATTACCTGAAATACTTAACAGATTTGTATTTTTATTAAATGTTAGTCCCGCAACAGCAGTAGCATTACCATTATCATTAAAAAGAATTTCAGTATCAGCGCCCGGAGCTTGTAATGTAGCATTACCACTGGTTTGAATTCCATTACCTGTGATTGTTGTTTGATTATTGCCCGTGCCAATCACAATACTTGTTGCGGCTAGATTAGCAGTTTGCAGGTTACCAACTACACTAAGTTCACCTGTTGATAAATTGCCAGCCACTGATAGATTACTTAGTAATCCTACACTAGTAATACCTGGTTGATTTGCAGTAGTCAATGTACCGGATACTGCTACCGCTGATACATTACCTACAGCTAGGTTACCGCTAATCACTGCATTTGGTATAACAATTCCACTACTATTAGATGTTATGGTACTTGTACCTAATTTCAAAGAATTACCGCTTAGGTACAGGTCTCGCCATCTATTACTCGGAGATCCCAAATCATATGTTTCCTGTGCTGATGGTAAGAAATCACCAGTGACATAACCGCTTATTGAAAAATTATTTGCACTTAAATTACCTACTAGGTTTCCACTTGCTTCAATATTGCCTGTAATAGTAATATTACCTGTAGAGATGTTTCCAAATGTTCCTAATCCAGTAGCAGTAATAGCACCAGTTGCACTTATATTACCAAAAGATCCATTACCAGTGACAGTAACTCCAGTAGTAGATAAATTACCTACGGTAGCATTACCTGTAGCAGTTATTGTACCTGCGGTTGCTAAATTTCCACCTGTTACTGTTCCAGTAGAATTTACTACTCCACCTGTAACTAAGTTACCACCTGTTACATTTCCAGTAGAGTTTATTAATCCACCTGTAACTAAGTTACCACCTGTTATATTTCCTGTAGCAGTTACTACACCGCTTGTCGTTAAGTTTCCAACAGTTGCATTACTTGTTACTACAATATTGCCTGAACTAGAAATATTACTAACACTTATATTACTTGTGATAGAAATATTATTAACTGAAATGTTGCTAGTAACAGTGATAGAAGAAAACGTAACTGTAGAAGCATTAGCACTAATAGTTTGTGGTCCTAAAACTAGGGTTGTTCCACTTAAGTATAAATCTTTCCAACGATACGATGGGGTACCTAAATCATATGTTACGTTAGCATTAGGTACTAATGCTGAATTGACAAAGTTAGTGACAGTTAAATTACCAGCACGTACTAGATTAGTTATGTTAGCGTTGGGCGTTGTTATTGTATTTGCTAAATTAATTACAAATGGGGTGTTATAACTGTTGACAGTTGCAGTATTGCTAGTTGCGGCACCAACTCCTATTAATAAACTGTTACTTGTGTTGATTGTTATATTAGGGAAACTAGAAGTAAGTAATATATTACCTACGTTGCTAGTTGCACTTAATCCCGGACCTACTTCTACTGATGTTACACCAGTACTCAGAGTTGTATTATATAAGTCTACGAAATTATTCTGTATCTTTTGGAAAGCCGCTCGGATCGGGTCTGCCGACGGATCATTGGGGAAAGTTCCAAAATCAATAAATTGTTGGGCCATGTCTATATCTACCTTATTAAGTATTTATCAAAAAAAATAGCCCGGCGAACCGGGCTATTAAAATGCGGATTATTGTTATTTTATGCCGCTTAATCTCTTGTAATCTACTAATAAATCGCTAGAATCTTTCATCAACTTAGTTTCTAAAGTAACTTGAGTTGGATTGCCCACTGCTTGACTACGCTTTAACTTGTGTAGGTCTCCGCCCATTGACAACAATTCTTTTAACTTCATCAACTCGGTGTCTGCCATAGCGTCACCACCTGCGTCATTTGAGAAGCCTTCTCCAACACTTTCTTCATGCTTAGTTGTACCTCTCAACAAAGACCGAGTTGCCTCAAGTTTTTTATATTCATGTGAATAGCGTGACGGGTCACCGGCTAACTCATACGCCATTTTAGATAACTCTTGGGGAGTTGAGTTTTTAATTCTTTCTTGCATTTCCGGACTGTATTCATTGCCCATGCCTTCATTCATTTGTTCTTCACAAGTGTGACCTTCATACATCATTCCACCACATTCATTACACATTTCATGGTCATGACCTTCTTCAATGTTACTAGTATCAGTATACTGTTTACCACCTATACTGAATTTTTCACCTTTTGGTGTTTTTCTCAACTTGTCAACGAAAGCATTACTTTCTTCCATGTCATCTTCTTTTACTGGATATTGTTTTCCACCTACAGAAATTTTTTGATTTTTATCAGGGATGTTATCTGATTTTGCTTTAGCTACTTTACTTGTAAAAGCATTATAGCCTTCATCAGTTTTTTCTTCTTCGTCAGAATCTTCTTCGTCAGAATCTTCTGCATCATCATGTCCTTCTTCGCCACCAGCTGGTTGCAATGCTGTGTCATCAGAACCTTCTTCATCTTCATAATCACATGATGCTGTACCTTCTGGTTCTTGCCCAACTGGACCAGCACTAAGACCAGTCATCTTTTTAATCAATGATAGCATATCATCACCGTCTCCAACTACATCAGGACTCATTTCTGGTTCAGTTCCTGTTCCTGTTGGTTCTTCTTCACCTGCAGGAGCGCCATACGGAGTCATTTCTGCTTTTTGATTGCCACCAAATACTCCTATTCCTGCATTACGCAGTACTCCCAATAACTGTTCAGCATCAGTATCGGATGCACTAATAGTAACATTGTCAGGTGAACCTTGTTGTCCTGTACTAGAAGATACAGTAATACCTTCAGTTAACATTGATTTTAGTTGGTTTTCCCAACCTTCGAATTGTACGTCTTTCATATCTTCTTTGCTTTCAAGTGTATTTTTTGGTTTGCGTAAGCCAGAGATAAAATTGATTGCTCTGTCTGTAGCGGCGTTGATTGGGTCAACTTTCCATGGAGTAGGTTCTTCTACTGGTCTACTAGGAGCCTGTATGCGACTTGGTTTGAACGCACTAATGTCTCCTACTTTTAAATCTTTACCATTCTGAATGGCATGTTGTCTATACATGTCTTTACTTGGATGTGGTATTAAATCACCTTCTTCTAAACTTTCTTCATAGTTAGTGAATCCAAAGTGTTCTAATGCCGCATCACGCATCTGGTCTTTGTATGTACCTGCCATACTTCTGAATCTGCCGTGTGCTAATGTTTTATTAATAATGCTTGTTGCAAGACCTTTGTCATGTAATTCTACTGCCGCTTTAATATTATAACCTTTTGGTCCCAATTCTAACTCGTCAAAGAACTTAGTCATTTGTTCTTTTTGACCTTCAGTTAACACCATACCATTAGCTTGTAAACTTTCACGCATTTTGCTTAGTGTTTGTGCTAATCGTGCTTGCTTGCCTGTAGTACCTTTATCGTGTGCATGTGATTTTGCAAACGCAGATGTTGATTGACCAGCTGCCTGAGCTTTTCTAGTCAATGCGCCAGGATGCTTGATAGCTTTTTGAATCCATTTTTCGCCACCATCTTCCGCCATTCCTTGCTCATCAGGATTCAATGTCATTTCACCTTTACCAATTGACTGTTTAATCTGTGCAGCCAATTGTGGGTTAGTAACTGTACCCAATGTCTTATTACCCTGTTGAATGACTTGTGTATTAGTTTGGCTTGCTGGCTTGATTTGAATAGGATCTTGATTATTCATATCTTCATCTAATTGTATATTTGTTTCTACTTCTTCAATATATTCTTTTAGACTATGTTTCTTAGATACTTTACCAACTTCTTTGCTTGGCTTCTTGCCTAGCATTGATTGAATCCCTGATGTGTCATGTTTTATATCTGCACCAGTTTCATCTTTAGCAGCCTTAGTAGGACGACCACGCTTTTTAGGTGCATCATCTTTCTTAGCTTTGTCATCTTTGTCTTTATCAACACGGCCAATCTTATGCCCATATTGGTCACGAACATCTTCTTTGCCATGACTTGTACCATAAGTACCTTTGTGTTCACGACCTTTAGACGTTTCTTTTGTTTCGCCCTCTGAGAGAGTGGTCATTGATTGTAATAGGCTTTTGAAATCCATTATTTTGATCCTCGTTTATCTAATTTATCTTCTATTCTAGAAAGTTGTTTTTGTAAGTCAGCTACTCTACTATTAGTATCATCTACTTTAAGTTGTGTTAGTTGAACTTTAGTGTCAATATTTGAGACATGTTCAGTAATAGACATGTAGCCACCGCCACCTATACTACAGGCACCGATAACTATCCATGTTAGCTGGCTAGTATTAAAATCAATCATTATCTTCTAGCTCCGGTAGCCGGTAAGTCAGGACGAGTGATTTTACTCATAGGACTTAGCGTGTTGATACCTTCTTTACTCTTATTTGGTGCAATTGGTGTTTTCTTACCGTCATATGGAATATCAATACTAGGTTTCTTTGGAACAACACGGTCTAGATATTGACTTGCATATTCTTTGCTTGCTTCCTTACCATTATCTTCTAACTCAGATTTCAATAATAACGGCTCATTTTTTGCCTCATTAGCATAACCTTCAGCTTCGCTGTTTATACTATCATTGTAATCAGTAGTAATCATTCTGACTCTATTGATGTTGCATCCTAGTAACTGAGCAAGTTGTTGAACCATTGGCTCTGTTGCTGGATATTTGAACTCACATTTAATTATTACAATAGACTCATTTTGCAGTTCAGGAAATCCATATGGATCTTTTTGTACTGGTGTAGTCTTTGGATCCTCAATCTTGACTGGATCAAATTTAGATAAGTTGTGTTTGAACATGTCTAAAAAATTCTTATCACAGTCTCCTGCAATCTTAATTGTATAGTGATATGTTCTGACACTTTCTGTTAGATATTGTCGAAGGCTTTTCATTGTATTATTCCTATAATATATTTATCAATCTACTGATTTTTTGTTTGCCAGTATACTTTTTAGTAACTCATTCCGGTCTACTAAACTACCTTCACCTAGTGGTGTGCTTTGAATTTCTTCTACTTTGTCTTTAGCCTTTTGGTCTAGGGTAGCTTTTTTCAATTGCAAGTCAATCATTTTTAACTTTTTATTAATCTTGGCTGTTTTTGCTGTGATAGCATGTCCTAACATACTACTAGCACTATTGAATATCTCACTAGCAAAACGACTATCCACTTGCATACCCAAGTCCATTAAGTCTTTGTAGCTGTCTTGAGCCAACTTTGCTAACTCATCCATCTCAGTGTCACTTGCTTCTAATCCTCGAACTTGAGGCAATGCATTCTCTATTTTTTCTAGGTTGTTATATGCTTCCTGAGTGACTACTTCAATTTCTGCTTTTTGAAGTATATCTTCGTTTACTGATCCTTCTGAGGGCAATTCAAATAATTCGCTAAGTTTTTTTGTCATACTACTATTCCATAATAGTAGTATTTATTGCTATCTTCTACCGTTGTAGAAAAGGTCATTCTCAGTTATGACCCTAAACGTAAATCCATTCTGCTTGCAGTACGCCATAGCACTAGCCCATTTAGCATGATTGATTGCTACTATTGCACGATCCTTAGCACTAGCTATTTTACTTTCAATAATACTTTGTTTTTTGGGTTTTATTTCTACTACTTCAGCAAGTTGTTTTCCAAATTTATTCTGATAAACTATGAAAAAGTCAGGTATATAGTTAGTACGTTTACCAGTTAATGGATGCATATATGGAATTACTAACGCTTCACTCGCCCACTTTAGTACGCTTTTGTTATTATCACAAAATTGCATAAAGGTAAATTCCCAACCACTACGATATTTGGGTTTATGATTACCTATATACTTTTCAGGATTTTTGGGTACAAAAATACCCTGTGCAAAATTAGCCATTATGCAACAATATTTCTCTGTATTAATTCGTTAGGCTGGGGGATGATTCCTACACCATATAATGTAGTTTTACTTTTAGTGCTGTTAAGATAGTAAGTTAATAATGCGCTTGATTTAAAGTTAGTAGTGTTTTCAAGTTGGTTCAATAACACTAATGGATTTTCACCAGTTAAATTTGATATTCTGAAAATTATGGTACTGAAATTACTAGCAACATCCTTACTCTTTGATATCTCAAAGAAATAAGAATACACTAAATCATATTCATTAGCGTCTACACGTAAATCAAAATTATAAAATTTATCAAACACTCGTACTGTTTTATCTAGTTGTGTTTGTGGTGCGTCTATTATTTGTGCCATAAGTTACCTCTTAGAAGTATTTATGCATCATTTTGTTGACTATTCAGTATTGACTGGGGCCGGGCTTTTACGCAATTTGCCTAATGCATTATTAAACTTATCAGTAGCACTCTTAACAACTGTTGATCCGTCAGTTGGGAATCCAAACTGACTGTTACGATTAGGTGTTCCTGATAATGCGTCATTGGCAGCACCCAATATATCTCCTCTAGCGGCATTAATAATGCTTTGAGGATTCTTAAACGTATTAGCGGCAGCACCTGCTTTCTGTATTGCACCTGCAAAGTTACCAGTTTCTAAGTCAGTTAATATTCCGCCTACCGCATCTGTTAATCCGCCTTGACCTATAATTGTTCCATTTGAGCCTGGTCTTGCGATAGGACTTAATGTCTTATCATAATGTTCAGCATCACCAAATTCCTTAACAAATTCGCTAGGAGTTCTACCATCTATTGCACCTTCATAATATCTAACAGTTTCGTACTGTAAAGACATTTGATTTTCCATGATACCGGAACCTTCAGAATAATTATAAGTGTCGTGACCAAAACTTTCAATAACAGGATTGATAAGTCTGTACATTACAAAATTATGCTGATTAAATCCATACACGTTTATTGCTTTGAAGAAGGGTGCTTTTGATATCCCTAGACCTGCTGCCGAATTAGTAGCAGGAGATTTACCACTCTCACCTATATAACCCCAATCATCATTACCAGTGATACTGCTATCATAAATATTTCTACGATTCAAATCATATCTCTGTGCCGCTTCACCAGTTGAACCAGCCGTAAATGCATCAAGTTGAGTAGCATCTTTATAATAATAGGTATAATATGTGTACCATAATTTACGAACTAGATTCGAATTGTCATCATGGAACACGATATTAATAGGATCATATTTTATTTTTGTTTGTACAACTCTTTTTCTATTATACTGATTAAGTGAAGTTAGATCCATTGTGTATTTTGGAAGTTGTACGCTTTTAACTGTTAATCCAAAGTTACTATCTTTGGGCCAGTTTGCTGTTGCACCGATATATTCTTTGTTTATATCAAAATAAACGTGGAATAAAAATTTGAACTTAGGAGAGTATCCGTAAGAATTTGTTACAAATGTTTTACTTGCGTGAGTATAATCACGCAAGTACTCAGCAGTAAAAAAAGACTTTACAGCATTTTTACTTTCAGTCTTAACAATGGATGCCGCATCCTGTAACAGATTTTGTATAAATCCTGCCATTAGCTGCCGATACCAGTTACTGATCCTCTGCCAAATGCACGACCTACGTTTGTACCAATACCAGAACTTAATGGAGCTTGTATTGCATTATCAAAACGAATTGATAATTGAATTGTTGCAGGATCACTTGTCTTATAATCCATGTTGTTATAGTTTGCACTCTTAATGAAGCAACCATATAATTCCCATGTTTCTAATACGTTAGGTGTAAGAACTCCGTTACCGCCATCAAGTATTTCATAGTTCAACTGGAACTTATAATCTTGACCTGTTGCGGCTGATGCTTGTTCAACAAAATCCATTTGTTTCTGAATCTGTTGTCCTACTAATTTACTGATGTTACCCTGTGCGTCATCACGCAAATTAACTTGTGTTTCTTGCCAAGCGTGTTTACCTGCAAGATAAACTCTAGAGTTGTACACATCTAATGTTACTTCATCAAATTGGACTTGAGGACGTTGAATGTCCATAACTTGTTTAGTGAGTTCTTGTGTGGAACCACCTACACCAAAGTTTAGAAACAATGCTCTGAAACGAAACTGTAGTTTAGGCATCAATAGACCTTGAGCATTAGTGCCGGTATCGGCTGCTACGGTCATATTGAACAATGATTGTGAGGCTGTTGCCATTTTATATTTCTCCTATATCTTTATTTATCTATAATAGTCCCCTGTCTCCAGGGGACTTTTTATTATCCAGCTGCCAATTCACCTGTATTCAAAACACGAACCGGGATATAGATGAATTCAGCCGCTTTAACTGGCTCAATAGCAACGTCAATCCAAAGTTCATTTCTATCAATACGAGCTGGTGTGTTGTTACTTTCGTCACAAACAACCAAGTAATCATATAGACCACGTTTAGCAACTAAGTCGATAAACAATGACTGTACAACACCTTGTATTTCACTACGAGTTAAAGCATCATTTGGTTCGAATACGAACGGACGAGCCGCAACTTGTAGTCTTTCACGAATATAGCAAACTAATCTTGCTACATTGATACGATCCAACGCACTTTGTGAGTCAAATGAATTCTTATTACCATAATTCAATAGACCGACACCTGTGAAGTATGCTAGTGGGTTAATTTGGTTTGTATACAACACATCACGAATACTCATACGATTCTTAACGGTTACAAATTCACCTGTTGTAGCACTCAAGTATCCAATGTTTGTAGCATTGTCAATTGTACCACGGCGTGTACCAGCTGGAGCAAACCAAGGATAAGCAATTGTATCGTTACGTAAGAAAGTACGTAACATCATATGACTTGCAGGAACAACAACTGATGCACCTGTTAAATCTGTTGATATACCGCTTGGGTAGAACACACCTAAATATGTATCACGTGTTACCCATCCATCTTCACCTGTTGCTGTAGCACCTGCAACGTTATTTGCCCAATTGGTCAATGCGGTTGCTTGGTCTTCTAAACGTAATGGTGTGTCACCAATAATGTATGCAGTGTTATTGCGGTCATTATTTAAGACTACCATATCAGGTTGTAATTCTGGATAGTTGGGAGCTGAGATTAGATTGAAGAAGGTATCTTCTTCACGCACAGTTTGATTTGTTCCTACTGCTGCCTTCATCGCTTGAACTACCATATTACGTTGTGCTTTACGACCCATGTAGGCTGCACCATTAGATTGCAATCCACTAGAACTTACCCATGTGTATGAATATGTTGGTAATACTTCATCTGGATAATTTGCCGCTGTAAAATAGTTTGTTCTAAACTGTTTAACATTATAACCCGAACGGCGTGTATTCAATAACAACATACCCTGTGGATACAGTGCTGAATCCGGAGCATCTAAATCTAAGTAATTGCTTGACAATAATGACAGGATAGTTGGAATAGGATCGCTTACTGGATCAACTGAACCTGACGTTGCCCAACGTGCATCAGCAAATAATATACCATTTTCACTTGTTTGGTCTGTGTTATCAATAGCTACCCATTGATCCACGCCATCAGCTAATTGCCAACGACTTAGTTTTGGATAATTTTCTAAATCGCTTGTATCTAACCATAAATCACCATATACTAATGCTGTACCGTCAGTTTGAAGTTCTGGTGCTGTAGCACTAATAATAGGACCTAATGGGTCTGTTGCATTTGAACCAGTAGTGATAGGGTGTCCGTTAGTATCAAAGTTCGTTGTCTTATAACCTATCCAGTTACCATTCTTTTGTACCATGATATCAACTTGGCTAGCTGTGCTATAGAACCAGTTAGTATTATTCAATGGTGTAGTAGCTGGGGCGCCCTCATTTGAAACGTACTCTAGTAGATCCCAGTTACTTAAAATAGTTGAATAGTTAATTCTAGGTGTTCCTGAATAGTATGCAACATTATCAATACCACCACCAGTTACTGCTTGAACAGAAATAACTAAGTTGTTAGCACTTGTTGCACCGCCTAAACTTGCACCCGGAATAGTAATCAAGTCATTTACACTATAGCCTGATCCTGGTGTTACCACATTAATTTCATAGAAGTCGCCGCGATTTATAATATCAAATACTGCACCAGTACCGCCTGCTGGTGCTACTGCGCTTTGTACAGCAGATTGGTTTCTATAATTAGCTTGTAATAGATAATCAGTATCTGGATTAGATGAACCAAATCCCATATCGTCAATAATACCATTACTAATACCAGTGGAATAGAAGTCAGTTAGGAAGATATCTCCGCCTAACGTATGTGTTATTTCAATAGCTCCAGTAGTAGTTAATCCAATGTCAGTATAAGGGATATCTAATGCCAACCATTTTGTAACTACATCAGTTGCATCATCGCCTGCGTTTAATGTCAAATTATATGGTGATAATACAGTAGTTTCACCTACACCCGGTGTAGAAGGAACTATAACTAATATCCCACCGTTAGTGATTGAAACAGTTGTCTCAACTCCAACAACAGACATTTCACCTGTTGTTTTTCTTTTCCATAAAACTACTGTTGAATTTGTAGCATAATTGTCAGTCTCGCCTACAGTACCAATCAATGTACCAGCTGGAATAGTTTTACCACCAGAGGAATCTAATGTAGCTGTAGCTATACCCGGAGTTTGAAATTTTGATACTTCAAGACTTGCCCAAACATCTGTTCCAGCATTATATTGAGAAACCATATAATCTGATCCAGCACCTGCAATACTTGTCTTGATCCATAATGAACCTGTTGGGTGTGGATATAATTGACCAGTTGTCCATAATGGCATTTGTGCGCTTGTTCCGTATGATACATCAGGTGTATAATATGGGGTGCTAGCAGTAATACCTAAAGTAGTCAACGGAGTACCAGTTGTATTAGTAAATGCAATATACTGGTTAATTTCCGGGCTACCATAAGAAACAACTAATTTACCTTCAAGATTTCTAGCCTGAAGATATGCAATATTAAGTCCATTGATAGTGTTAACTATGTCATCTACTGTGTCACCACCAGCTATAGAAACTGCTCTTGTATATGCACCATTGATGCTAATAGTAAATTCAGCGGTGCTAGCAAATGCTGGATTAGATACAGTACCTGTTGCTGTTGCTAAAGCAAGTTTCCACGCACTTGAACCAACTCTAACCCATGCATTAGTGTAGGTTTTATAGAAATATGTACCAACTGCATAGTCATCATCTGTGATTTCAAGTGGAATAACAGCATAAGAACCAATAGTTCCGACTGCTTCTGTAGGAATACCACTTACAATATATTCTGAATCTACAATAACTAATGGAGTTTGATTTGTAAACTTTCCTGTACTTGCGTTAAATTGATAGATACCCCATGTACTATTTGTAGTATCTAACCAATATTGTCCATCTTCTGGATCTCCTACTGGACGACTTAATGTTCCTACTAGACTTCCTAAATCAATGTCTGCTCTTAAGATAAAGCAACGATTAGTTGTTCCTAGTAAAGAATAGGCAGCTAATAATCCATATTCATTTAATTCATATCCTTGAATTGGAGTTCCGTTTGTAGTTTTATAGAAGAAAGGTGTTCCGAATAGATTTACAAGGTCACGCTGACTTGTTACCTGATATAATTTATTTGCATTTGCCGCTGTAGTGGCTGCTGCCACTCCTGTTCCAGCCGCGTTTGCCTTGTTAGTTGCAGTTGCCAACAATACAAGGGGTACTGAATTAGAGGCTGCAGGTAAATACTGACTTTGGTCAATGATTGTTACTTCTACGCCTGGTGATACTAGTGCCATGTTAAATTTCCTTTATGTTATGATTTTGAGGGTTAACGCCCTAATCGTATTAATATTTAGCGAAAATATTAAAAAACACCATATAACCATACCTTTAAAGGTTTTTATGTAAATACTAGATGAAACGTCCTATCTGTAAAGAATGTAATAAAAATTTATGTGCCGTCAATTATCATCGCAATGATAAAATATATTATAGAAGCATATGTGATGAATGCGGCAGCAAGAAAACTAAGAAAAAACCTAGAGTACCTAATTGGCAGAAAACAGGATATAAGAAAAAACCCACATGTGATGTATGCGGGTTTAAAAGTTCGTACCCCAGTCAAATGACAGTATATCATATTGACGGAGACTTAAAAAACAACGATTATATTAATCTAAGAACAATCTGTTTAAATTGTGTAGAGGTAATAAAACGCAAAGAAGTTACTTGGCGTCGGGGAGATTTACAGGTTGATTATTGATTCAACTTGCGTATGTAAATCATCTATAGTAGAATTATTATTTAGATAATAATCATGTTGTAGACCTACACTACTATATTCACTGGCATGAATTTTAAGTCTATCTAACTTAGATTTGCTAATAGACCATAGACTATTACTATTTGGACCACGATTGTATGCAATTGCTGAGTCGTACCACTCGGGTTTTTCACCCCTCTCAACACGAATAGTTATTCCGCCTGCATTTTTGATAGCCTCAATTTCGTTAGTAAAACGACAGTCAGTGATTACAATATTGTCTTTTGCCTTGCGAAGTTGATTTTCTACGCTTGCTACCCAGATGTCATTATGAAAGCCTTCACGACATACCTCAGTACCCCACTGTTGTAGTACCCACCTAGGGGTAAGTTCAGGAATACCTAATCGTTCACTCCACCACAGGTCTAATTGCTCACGCCATTCTCTGCTAGATTTTGTAGTGCCCTCAAGCATATCGCGGTCCCAACCAAAGACTGCGGCTACTGAATCTTTTAATGTGCCTGCAAAACTAATTCGTTTATATCCATGAAATGTAGTGAGATAATTTGCTACTGTATCTTTTCCACTACCAATAAATCCTGTTACACCAATAATCATGTATGACTCTCCTATAGTGTAATTATATTACAATACTGTGAAAAAGTAAACTCTGATTTAACCAATAATAAAACTATATGGTTGGCTATAATCAACAAATCTCTTTAGGTCTTCTAATAATTGGTCTTGCATTGCTTTACCTTCGCTCTTTAGGGCCGCACCATTTAATGTTGTGCCGCCACCTGGACCCGCAATAGTACCAAATTTTTCACGTGCTTCACCAAGAATTAATTTTAATTGGCTAAGTGTCCAATCACCAATCCAAATGCCTGCACCCGGATCTTGTAATAACTGTTGTTCTGGTCTTAATATGTCTGCCCAAATTAATACTTGTTCTCCACTACCCTTAGGGTCACGAACAATACGCAATTCCTTTGTTACAGGGTTGAAGGTATATATGACATAACCACCAAACATACGTGCGGCTAATTCAATATATTGAGCATAAAAATCGTATGTTGCTAAACCACCTGCATAGTTGTAGTTAAGCAAATATGTATTAAGAATCGCACTAGAAAATGGATCAAAACTACTAGCAGAAGGACCTGTTTCTAAACCAACTGTTCTTCGGAAAAGTTGTCGCACATTAATGAATTCGCTAGGTAATGTATAGACATTTTGATTCTTTTCCATCTTTAGAAGTGTGTATGACTCCTGCGTAGAATTCTGTGCCCTTTGGCGATATATCTTTACTGCATATTGATATGCGGCTTCATAGTGTTCAGGATCCAATTCAACATCTACAATACCGTCTCCCAAACGTAGTCGTAGGCTTCTAAATAATTCTTCTTTTAATTCGTCTAAGGTAAGACCTGCCATATTGTTCTCCAGATATTGTATTTATCTGGAGAACCGTTCATCTTACAAATCGCCTGCTTTGCGATTTTCACTATTATGAACATTAAAAGAACCACCGGGATAGCGGCTTTCTAGTTTCTTTACATTCTCAGCAATGACTTCATTGGGGTCTAGGCGAAGTGCCCTGCAAGCGTTAATCCAGTACCACATGATATCACCCAATTCACGTTTCATGTGAAAGAGATTTTCGTCGGATAGGTGTTTACCTTGAAAGAAAATCTTTTTAGGTATCTCAATAAATTCACCTGATTCGGCTGCTAATCCTAAACATGCTGTCAACAATAGAGGTACATTGATATCAGGACCATGTTTTTGTGTTGCTAAATCAAAGTTACCGTCCAATTCGTCACAACGATCCATGAAGGTTGTGAGGTCATTGCTAGGTTCGCTAGTTACAGCCTCAACAAATTCCATGTACTTAGTTAAATCTACATTCTTCTCACTCATTTTAATAATTCCTTAAACATTGTTTTTCTACCTTCTACTCCAATTTGATTGTCAAATATCTCTTTGACACGTTGCATCATTGCACAGGCTAACATTAGCATATCCTCATCATTGTCAGTTAATTGGATGGACTTGTCAATTGGTTCCATCATTTCTAACATTCGTTTTTCTATACTCATTAAAAAGCCTTCAATATAACCATATTCTCATTAAAGCGACCATTAGGAGTAGTAGCTACTGCTTTAATGTCTTTAAAGTATTTACGTGCGGCTGGCTTGCTACCCATAATTTCTTTAATCTGTTCACCGGGCTTGCGTAGTGTTTTGATTTCACTTGCGGTGTTGTCAAATCCAAGAATCGTATTACCCTTAACAGTAAATGCTTTTGAATACTCGTCAGCAATATAATGATGCATCTTACGTTTTGCAGTATCATAGACCCATGCCTCACTGGCGCCGTGAAGTTTAGTTGGATGCACACTAATCAAGTCAAGTTTGTTAACAGGATCTTTGTGTTCCTTCAAATACTTGAGTTTAGCGACAATCTTCTCAACAGGAACCGCTTTGCGTTTGCGAGGTGCTTTGCTTGCTTTCTTAATTGAAATGTAACTGTTCAAGTCACTTAATACTTGCTCAATAAATTTAAGTGTGTTACGCAATTTAACTTTGCCTAGATAACTATAGGCTTCATTCAATTGTTCATCCTGTCCTTCTGAGACTTGTTCAAACTCTTGTTGCTTGCGTTTCCAAATATCGACAATCAACGGGATATGTTGTGGCATGACATTAAACTTAGCAACAATGTCAACTGTTTTTTGTGTCACCTTGATGTCAGTAATCCATTCATCAAAAATAGATTCAAGTTCGCCAGCGGCTTCTAATGCTTTTTCACGCATAATCTCCTGCACATTGGGACGATTACTAGGCTCTTTTTCTTTCTCAACTAATTCCGGCTTGTGGACTAATTTTAGCAACCTACTGATTTCATTTTGTAGGGTTAGTTCTTCATGGTCATTTAACTCCAAACCACGCAAAGTCATACGTGCTAACCAGCACAATGTCATAATGAATTCAGATTCATGCACCCTACGCAAATATTTGGCATCAGCGGTTCGGTCATGGCTATCTAAATATTGACACAATAGTTCTTTGGCATCTTTTTTACCATAGAACCTATTGTACCAAGTAAAGCTATTAGTCAATGCAAGTTTACGACCATCAGCATCAGGTTGCAACGGGAAATAAGGTTCTTCACCCATATATTTTGTATCAGCATCCCTAGGGTTCAATGCTTTAATAAAGTGGTCTGATGTTGCTTTGGGTTTGCGTATTGCCATGGTTGCTCCTGTTAATAATGATATTATTATATATGATTTTCCAATTGTTGTCAACCTACAGAGGTAATACTTTTGTAATAAATACTAAGTAAACGGATCACAATATGCCAAGACTTTCATTATATCGTCCAGAAAAATCAAAAGATTTCAAATTCCTTGATAGAACCATCAAGGAGATGTTTGTTGTTGGGGGTACAGATTTATACATACACAAGTATTTAGGAATACCTAATCAGGGCGCTAGTACCGACTTGACTCAACCACAATATAATACTCTGGATCCGACAAATATACAAGATTTGTTGTTCTTAGAGAACCGTGACAGAAAATATGATACCACCATCTATAGATTGCGTGGTCACTATAACGTACAAAATTTAGACTTTGACCTAAGTCAGTTTGGATTGTTTCTTAATAATGACATTGTTTTTGTGACAGTGCATTATAATGACATGATAGAACTAATAGGTCGCAAGTTAATGGTAGGGGACGTATTAGAGTTACCTCACTTAACAGATTATCACCCATTAAATGAGGCTATTCCAATTGGATTGCGTAGATATTATCAAATAACTGATGGTAACTTTGCTAGCGAAGGATTTAGTCAAACATGGTACCCTCATTTATGGCGAATCAAATGTGAGCCACTAGTGGACAGTCAGGAATTTAGCAACATACTAAGTCAACCTATTGAGAAAGATAATTACTTAGGTGATTGGGATCCTACTAAAGCATACGTTACAGGATATACGGTTACATACGGAGATAAGACATATACACCTATACAAAATGTACCAGCTGGTATAGCACCAACTGATCCTTTATACTGGCAACTTGACACCGCTGATAACTTACGTGATATCATAGGAAGATATAATAAAAACATAGCAATCAATGATGCGGCAATTGCAGAGGCAGCGAGACTAGTTCCCAAGACAGGTTATGACCGTAGTCAACTATATGTTAATCCAACGTTTGATGGACAGCCTGCACCACCAGTCAATATTATTATACCGAACGGACCACCTGTTCCTAGTTCAGTGGTAGTATTTATGAGTAGTGCAAGATATGCAAATCCAAGTCCAGTTATTAAAATTGGTGCAGCCACACTTAAAAAGTTATGGTCACTCTCACATGATGATGCAGACAAGTTGCGAGAATTAATGACATTAAGTTTGCAGACTGCTAAACTAAATCCAGAAAGAACTGATGCTAACTCCGGACAAGTTGATGGAACATTAGTATTAACTGCTAAGGCAGTAGGTCCAATTACAGGACCATACGGCACTTCAGATAACACCTATTCAACAGCAGACAACTTCCCTAGCTTTGAAATTACTTCTCTTGAGGTTCCGATTGGCACAACTGAAATTAGTGTGCAGGACGTTACTAAAGATTTAGTAGCAGAGATAGATGTTACTGCTACCGTAACATCACCTAACGGTACGATAATACCTGTGTTTGATTTTGATACAAGAGTAGTCTCAGTTGACTATGTTAATAATACATTTATAATTAATAACCCCACAATAGCCAAAATGCCTGCAGGTACCGCAATAACAGTAGGTGCAAGTT